AAGGGCGCGACATGACACTGATGAAGAACCCCTCTCACCCGGGCGAAGTCCTGGATGAGCTCTATCTCGGGCCGCTCGACCTGAGCCCGATCGCGCTCGCCAGGCGCCTGCATGTTCCGCGCACGCGGATCGAACGGCTGGTGAGGGGTGAGACGACGCTCACCGTGGACACGGCGGTGCGGCTGGCGACGTTCTTCCGCACGACGCCGGAATACTGGATGAACCTCCAGCGGGCGTGGGATCTTGCACGAGCGCGCGACACGATCGACGTCTCAGACATCACGCCCCTCGAGGCCGCCTGACGCCATCTGTTCGTTGAGCTTTGCGACCATCACCGCCTCGATCACGGGCAGCAGTTCGGCCATGGCGAGCGGCGGCACGCCGAGCGCGTGACCGAGCGCCAGCGCCGCAGCCATGTCCCAGCCGATCACGGCGCCCGGCAGCACGCGCAGCTGGCCACCAAGGCGGCCGACCAGGTCCCAGACCTGCCAGCCTTCATTGGTGAGCGGCCGGTTCAGCCGCGCCGGGCAGTCCGGGCAGGTTTGCGCGCAGGCTTCGCAGTATCGCTCGCCCCCGCCGAAGGACCATTCGGCGAGAGCGCGGAGGCGTTTTTTTCCTGTTCCAGCAGCAGGCCCTTTGAGACGTAGGTCAGCTGGAAGGCCTCGAAGATCGGCCAGACGTCGAGCAGCGCGTCGATGGCCTCCGGGCTGGGATCGATGGGATCGCCCTCCGCATCGCCGATGCCCTCCCAGGCGAGCACCGCCCGCCGCGCCAGCGCCTTGGCGAAGGCGACAGCGCGTTCCTCGTCCGAGGCCTCCTCGGGCACCGCCTCCACGGCCGGATCGCTGCGGGTCGCCACCATCAGCGCGGTGGTCAGCGGTCGCAGCTGCACCCGGACGCCGGGCGCGAGGTCATGCCAGCGCGGCGCGTTGGTCAGGTCGAGTGTCAGCATTAGTACGTCTCCACATCGTTCACGAGGGTGGCGGTGCACATCCGGCCGACCACACTGTCGCGGGCGGCCTGCCAGTCGAAGGTCGCCTGCACGCCCTGAGGCCCGGAAATCTCGATGCGCGGGCGCGGCAGGTAGACGGCGTGCACGGTTAGGCGCAAGCTCTCGCCCGAGGGCAGGACGTAGCTGAATTCGATCTCGGCCGGATCGCCGTTGATGGCCTGGCTCACCAGCGTCTGGTCGGCGAAGCGCACCTCGATGCGGCCGGTCAGCGCCGCGATGGACGGGTCCGCCCCGTCGATGCGGCCATCGTTCCGAATCGTCTCGATCCGGTCGAGATTGTTGGCATAGGTGATCTCGGCCGAGACCACGTTGCCGAGCGCCGTTCCGTTGCGCGTGATCGCACCGTTGAAATGGCCGAAACGCTTCAACTCCAGCGCGGCGGGCGTTCCGGCGCTGGTCGTGGTGCCCACCGTCTCGCCCTGCGCCACCAGCCGCGCCGTGACGGTCAGGAGCCCAGAGCGCTGCATCTGCCAGGTGATCTGGTCGAGTACGCATCCGGAATACATCGCGTAGCGCGGGACCTCCGGCATGCCGGTCTCGATCGACATGCTGGGCAGCGTCCAGGACCCCGACTGGAACTCGTGGCTGTACGGTGCCTCGGCACCCGTGGTCGTGGGCGCGCCGAAGGCCGCCTTCAGCCAGAATCCGAAGGCCTCTGCGTCCAGCGGCACTACCACGTCGCCATCGGCGGTCACCGCGTCCTTGATCGGCGCCAGCGGATCGCGGCCGTAGCCCAGAAGCTCGGAGTTCAGCAGCGGCTGCTCCGCCCCCAGCGAGGTGCTGGCGAAGGGCATCCGGGTGAAGCCGCTGACGGGCGGCGTGCCATAGGTCGTCTCGAACGCAAGCGCCATCAGCGCCCGCGCCCCCTGGGCTCGTGCCATGGTGTTCTCCTCGGGTTGTCGGGATCAGCCGAGCGGGTCGGCCGTGGAATAGTGCAGGACGACCGGGATCACGGCGGCCTTCAAGCTCGCCGCGCCCTCGACGGGCAGATCGACGGGCCGTGGCGCTTCCGCCTCGACCCAGTCGCAGAGCCCGCCCAGCGTCCGGTCGACGGCGAGCGCAGCGCCGATGCTGGCGGTCAGCGTATCGAAGGCGGCGTCACGGCCGGCGCCCTGCACGACCGCCTCGATCTCGGCCCGATGCTGATAGTGGTAGGCCAGCGGCGACAGCGTCACCTCGGGCTCGCCCGGCTCGCCGTCGCGCAGGATCAGTAGGCCCTCGGCCGGGACGCGCTCGGGCAGCACCTCACCGCGCAGGGCGGTGGCGGGCAGCGCCAAGAGCCGCGCGTGCAGCGCGGCGAGGATGGTTTCGCGGACACTGGCCATGGTCTGTCAGTCAACTCCGCTCTTGACGTTTGTTTCGAGGGTGGTTCGTTTAATGAAGGCCACGCGAAACCAAGTGGCGGGAGGAAACGAATGCTGCTTGACGCGCATCGACTGGAAGAACATCTGCAAGATGCAGTAGCCATAGACGGAGCAGTCCGTGATGCCTATTTGGCTTTCGCCCATGCTCAATTCCTTGACGGCACCACGGTGCGCCCGGCCGGACATGGTTACATAGAACGCGAACTTCGTTTCGAAGCGAAAGGCGACTGGCTTTACGCAGCGGTCCTTAATCAGAAGTGGGTGTTGTGGTATTTTCGGAAGCCTGCCTTGAATGCTGGACTTATTGATCGGGGCGAAACCAGAGAGCGTTTTCCCACTGCCGAAGAAACGTCGCGCGGGGAATTGAAGCTTCGCGTTCATAGCTCGGGAGAAGCGAGTGCTGTATTGCAATGGATCGGCGCTGAATAAAGCGCATCTTCGAGAGCTCGACGGATTGGTCCAGTGGGTACGCGCTTAACCAAGCCGCCCCTCCACCCAATTCGCCACGATCAACCCCGGCACAGCGTCCAATGCCCGCTCAGTGTCCCGCGCCAAGTCAAGCCGTTTCGGCAGCTTCACCTGCGGGACCAGCAGGAAGATCGGCGCAGTGACCTTGCCGCGCCCGGTCTTCGAGCGCGACACGACCGCCTGGCCCTTCGTGTTCAGCCGCCCCTCGGCCACCAGCAGGCTCGGGCCCGTGCGGCGATAGACGAAGCGCAAGCGCAACCCGCGCCGTCGTTCCCATTCGCCGGGCGTGATCCGGCCGCCGCGCAGGGATTTGCCTGCGGCGGGCAGCGGGATTGCCAGCCAGAACCCGTTCTTCGAGCGGATCAGCGGGCCGGTGTCATGCGCGCCGACGATGACTGGTGCCTTGGACCAGACCAGCGCTGCGGCTTCCAGGCTTTCGCCCGACCTCGGGAAGTTCTGGCTCCGGATCGAGTTGGCCAGCCGTGTGCCGAGACCCGCGCCGGTGATCTGCAACCGCCAGGCGCTCTTCAGCCCGGTCCCGGCCTCGCGCATGGCGGCGGTCACGGCGCGCTCCCCGGCCGCCACCTCGGCCGCCATCATCGCGACGATGTCGGGATCGAAGTCGAGCTTCAGTTTCACGCGGGCCTCAGATCGACGGTCCAGACCAGCCGCTCGCGGTCGCGGACGGGCTCGCTCTGGATCAGGAAGGCATCGCCGTCGATCTCGATGCGGTCGCCGGGGCGTGGGTTCGCCACATCGGCGACACGCAGGTCGATCCGGGTGGTCTCGGACCACAGCCGCGCGTCGCCGAAATCGCTGATCGCGTCGGCGCGCCGGGCGACGGCGCGCACCAGCACGGGCGCACCGCCCTCGGCCGTGTAGACCGCATCCCGGCCGATATTCGGATCGGCGAAGAGCGCGTCAAGCGCGGATGCAAATGTGCTGGTCATGGCTATACTGCCCTCATGAAACAGAGTTCTTTTGGAGACAGCCCGATTCGAAGTCGGGCACTGGTTGGGCTAAGGGCCGCCCTTGCGCGACAGCGGCCTGACATCTTGATCGATGACAAAGGCTATGCCCCCGATTTCCGCGATACGCTTTTGCCACTGGTCACGACGGACGATTTCGAGGCTGACCTGCAGGCCGGAGATGGCAACGAACTTCAGACCAAGTTTCGAGCCGCACATTCGTCATCGGGGCTGGCGGTCAACTGTTTCGCCCCTTTTCGGAACAGGTCCGCAGATCTGACTTTGCCGGTCCAAGGCCCTTTTGATGCACTGCAGTTTGAACAGAAATGCCCGACGGGCCTTCGCGGCGGTCGGGCGCCAAATCTTGATGTGCTTCTGACGGGTCCGATCAAGGTGGTCGGGATCGAGTCCAAACTGACCGAGTATCTCGCGAGGCACCGAGCCGCGTTTTCCCCCGCTTATGCGGAGCAAATCCGCGATGACCGGCGCGAACAGGGATATTTCCGCGAGATGCTGCGCCTTGTCGACGCTCCTGACAGCTACGTCTGGCTGGACGCCGCGCAACTGATCAAGCACGGGTTCGGATTGGCGCGCTGCTTTCGGGATCGGCCAGTGACCCTGCTTTACCTCTTTTGGGAGCCGGCCAACCCGGATGCCGCTCCGGAATTCGCGGCCCACCGGCAAGAAATAAGCGCCTTTGCGGAACGCGTGGCTGGATCGACGCCAGAGTTCCGGGCCATGAGCTATCCGGAACTCTGGCGCACATGGCATGATGCCGGGCCAGCTACTTGGTTGGCCCAGCACCTCGCTGCGTTGCGGCAAAGGTACGAAATCACCGTCTGACGGCTCACGTCCGCCTTGCGCTGCGCAGCACCTGCGGGCGGGTGCAGATCGGGAGCGGGTTGCTTTCGATCTCGAGGCGCACCCATTCGTCACGATCCCGGTCGGGGATGGTGCGGGCGTAGAGCGGCAGGCCGAGCGTGTTCACCGTCTCGAAGGTGTCGGCGGGGGCGTGGTAGATCTCGAAGAGCCCCTCGACGCCTTCGGGATAGAGATAGGCCTTGTCGGTCGGCACGCCGAAGCCCGCGCCACCCCGGTAGCGGCGGAAGGTGATGCCGCCGAAGCTGACTTCGTCCGCGACGCGGCCGCGCAGGTCGGCGGCGGCGGCGGTGTTGAGGAAGGTCTCGCGCACCTCCTTGTGGGCCACCAGGTCGGCGAAGAAGGCCGAGCCGCATTCGGCGCGCACCTGCACGGCCCCGGCGGCAAGCCCGCCCATGCTGTCCTCGACGCTCTCGATCAGCGCCTGAGAGCGTTTGCGCAGCGCCCCCGACGCCGGAGTGGCGTTGTCGAGGTCGAAGTCGATCTCTGCCGCCGGGGTGATGCCGAACTCGGTGAAGTAGTTCACGACCGTGGCACCGTCCTTCGGATCCTTCACGATGCCCTGGATGCCGTTCAGCAGGTGATACTCGAACGTCGCCTCGGCGTCCTGGCGCAGACGCCCCAACTTGCGGGCGACCTCGCTCTGGATCTGCTGGGTCGCGCTTTCCGAGCCGAAATCGCGGATGCCCTGGATCTCCGAGGCCCAGAGCACGTCCTGCTTCTTGAACTGGCGGCAGACGAACGCCCGCATGTCGCGGCGCTCGGGCACTTGGCTCTCGTAGGCCGAGCCGCGTTCCGAGAACGGGATCAGCGACAGCGTGCCGTCGCGGCTCTCGATCACGACGGTGCGCGCACGCACGCCGCGCGGGCCGAAGATGCCCGAGCCCGACAGGATCGCGGGCTTGAAGGGGATGTTCTCCAGCGCGCGGGTGAGTTCGATGATGGTGAAGGCATCGCCTTCGAAGATGTCCATGGTGGCCATGAGGATGCCTCCTTTGAGGGTTTGGTCAGCGGACGAGGATGCCCGCCGCCAGAAGGGCGGCATGGGCGGCGGCGATCTCGGGAGCGCCGAGGCTTCCGGCGAAGACCAGATCGTTGCGGTTGACGATGGCGGGGCCACGGATCAGGGCCACGGCGGGCGCATCGCCGCCGGTGGCGTCGGCCTTGCCCCAGAGCACGGCGACGGCGGTCTCGGTGCCATCGACAGCGGCGGGGTCCTGGGCGGCGTATTTGCCGGATGCGGTGATCCTGCCCAGCACTGTGCCGGGCTCAAGCGCGCCGGCGGCGACGGTGATGGTCTCGCGGGTGTAATCGCGGAACGCCTCCCAGACGAGGAAGCCGCCGGGGTGGGTGGTCTCGGTGAGCGTGGTCATGGGGTCATCCTTTCAAGCGGAAGGTGCGGGCGACGATCTCGCCCCAGGGACGGGTGTTCGACGGGCGGCCGGGCTGCGAGTGATGCCCGGCAATTTCGGGCTCTGCCTCGGCCTTGACGGCGAGGAGGGCGGCGCGGACCTCGTCGAGGCCTGCGCCGGTTTCCAGAAAGCGCCCGGCCATCTGCGGCTGCCCGGCAAGGCGGCAGAGATCGACGACGGCGCGGGCATGCGCCATGGCCTCGGCGCGGATCGCCGCGGGATCGGGTGGCGCGGGATGCGGCGGCGCGGGATCGGGTGGCGCGGGATCGGGTGGCGCGGGCATGTTGTCGGGCGCGACATGCCCCTCGGTTTCGTCGGAGCGATCGTCGGCGCTGTCGGCGCCCGCCGGGTCTTGCGGCCCGACAGGACCTGCCGCGGCATCGCCGTCGGAACCGCTCCCCTCCGGAACGGTTTCCGTATCGCCCTCGGTCTCGGCAGTCGCGACGATCTTCGCCAGCGCGGGCGGCGCGTTGCGGAAGCGTCCGATGTCGAAGCTGGCGGCGATGCGCACCGGCTCGGCCAGCCGGTCGGCGAAGCCGAGCGCCAGCGCCTCGGCCGCATCGAGCCAGGTTTCGGCCGCCATCAGCGCCGCGATCTCCTCGGCCGTCCGGCCGGATTTCGCGGCATAGCCCGCGGCGAGGCTGTCACCTACCTTGTCGAGCGCCCCGGCCATGGCGCGCATGTCCTCGGCGGTGCCCATCACCAGGCCTGCGGGATCATGGATCATCAGGAAGGCGTTCTCCGGCATGACGATCTCGTCGCCCGCCATGGCGACATAGGAGGCGGCGGAGGCGGCGATACCGTCGATCCATACCGTGACAGTGCCAGTATGGCGCTTGATCGCGTTGTAGATCGCGACGGCGTCAAAGACCGACCCGCCCGGGCTGTTCAGCCGCAGAGCCAGCGGCGTGCCTTCCGGTAGAGCGCCCAATTCGGCCAAAAACCCCTTGGCCGAGACGCCGTAGGCTCCGATTTCGTCATAGATCACCACCTCCGCGCCCGTGGTCAGGGCGCGGATCGTGTACCAGCTGTTCATTGGCTTACGCCTCCTGTTCAAGTGTCGGTTCCGGCCGGGTCGGCGGAGCCGGTTCCGGACGCGCCGGTATTCGGCAGGGTTTGCGGTGTCGCCCGCGCGCCCTGTGTCTCGCCTGGGCTGGTGCGATAGTGCAGACCCAGTGCCGCCACGCGGGCCGCGTCGGTCGCGTTCTCGCGGTCGATTTCCTCGACGTCATAGCCCGTGGCCTCGACCACCTTGCGCCGCGAGATGATCCCGGCCTCCATCGCCAGCACCTGCGCCTGGATGTCCTTCAAAGGATCGACCCAATCCCAACGCGGCGGGATCCAGTTCACCGGGCGATAGCGCGCGGGGGACCGGGCGAAGTCCGGCAGGTCCAGCCCCCCCGATAACACTGCGGTTTCCAGCCAGCGCGCCCAGACCGGCCGGCAGAGCTGATGCGCCACCACCCCGTGCTGCAACTGCTCGACGCGGCGACGGAACTCGACCAGTTCGGCGCGCAAGCTGGAATAGTTGGCCTGCCGCACGTCGCCGGTGACCAGATGATAGGGCAGCCCCAGCGATGCCGAAACCGACAGCAGAGTCCGATACTGGAACGCCTCATAGCCGCCACCGACATCGGCGGGGCTGGAGAACTTCACATCCTCGCCAGGCAGCAGCACCTGCAAAGTGCCGGGTTCCAGACTGACCGTCGCCCCACTGTCGTCGGTTGCCTCGATCTCGCCCATCAGCTGTTCTTCGGGCGCCGTCTTGGTGATGAAGCCCGCGAACATCGCCGCCGTTTTCTTCCGGTCGAGTTCGGCATCGTCATATTGGTCGAGCAGAAACAGCCGCACCATGGCGGGCGCCACATGCGGCAGGCCCCGGATTTGCCCCGCGTCAATGGGCCGGTAGATGTGCAGGACGTCCTCGGCCGGGACGCGGACCGTTTCCGGGATCGCCGCCCCCCGGTCGGTGCTGTCGCCCGGATGGCGGCGGAGGAAATGATAGGCGACCCGCCGCCCGATGGCGTCGAACTCGATCCCGCAGCGGATGCGATTGCCATTGGGCGCAGTCTCGGTCTTCTCGAACGGCAGCATCTCCGATTGCAGCAGTTGCAACTGGATCGGCACCAGCAGACCGTCTTCGCTTCGGCGCGGGCGCAGCCGTACGAAGCACTCACCGGCCACGAACATCTCGCGCGCCACCATCGCCTGCAGCCCGTAGAAATCGGTCAGCGCGTCGGCATCCGCCTCGTCGGTCCAGGCGAGCCACAAGCGCTGCACCTGATCGCGCAGGGTCGGATCCTCGATCAGCGACGAGGGTTTGATCCCGTCACCGACGAGGTTCGAGGCAAAGGCTTCGCAGGCATTGGCGGCATAGCCGTTGGTGACGATCAGTTCGCGTGACCGCGCCAACAGACGTGGGCCCCCCGAGGCGACCAGCGAATTGATGTTTTCGAGCGGCGGCTGCCAGCCCCGCAGCCTGCGCTTCGCCATCGCGCCTTCGAGACGGGCGCGCATGGCCCTGGGGCCGCCGTGATCCCGGCGGCGAAACGCATCAAGGATGCCCATCGTCACAGACCCTTCGCCGTCGTCACCCGGACCTGGCGCACGATCCGCCGCCCCTCGGCCAAGGCGATCTCGCGATCCAGCGCCTCGATGGCCCGGTCGATCTCGGCAAGGCTGCGATAGTCCACCGACTTGCCGTCATAGCTGACCCGCGCCACGCCGCTGGAGCGCTGCGCGGCCAGCGCATCCCGCCGCGAGCGGAGTTCAGCGGCCGTGGCCATGGATCACCTCATGTAATTCGATTGCACGGTCCGCCGCCGCGGCGCCGTCCGCCGCTGGGCGGGCGTAGGGCTTCCAGGTCCGGCAACATTCTTGTCCTGCGCTGCGATGCCGAACTGCGCCTCGAGATCGTCCCATCGCGCCTCCGGCCACCGATCCGCGCCCGCGATCCACGCAGCCGCGCGGGCATAGACCCGGCAATCCAGCGCCTCGTTGCGCTCGCGCAGCTTTTGCCATTCCAGCCGGGCAAAGCCGCGCTTGGTGCGCACGGTCACCAGTTGCTCGGCGGTCAGCTGCTTCAGCCATTCGCCGTCGGCCCAGTCGGGCAGGTGAATGGTGCCGGGCGGGCAGACGGCGCCCGCGTCCAGTTCCTCGCGCGTCGGACGATCCTGGCGCAGCAAGCGGTAGCTCTCGGTCTTGAAGGTCGATGTGGCGACCGTCCAGAGCCGCGCGCCCCGGCGCAGGCGTTTGCCCGCGATGGTCGCGTCGACATAGGTCGGGCCGGTGACCGGGCTCGAGCGGTTGAAGCCCTCGACGCCCTTCACCGGGGCCACCTGCGCGAAGCCGACCTGCCGCGACCAGGCATAGACCGCCGAGGTCTCGTAGCCGGTGTCGATCGCAAGCCGCGCCAACGTCATGTGCTGGCCGCAGGCATGGGTCCATGTGCGGCCGAGCAGATCGGTGAGCCGTTGCCAGCAGGCCGGATCGCCCGGCCCGCCCTCGATCAGGACATGGTCGACGAGCCAGCTTGTCAAACCCCGGCCCCAGGCCCAGACGTCGACCTCGATCCGGTCCTTCTGCACGTCGGCACCGGCGGTCAGGAACAACCCGCCCGCAGGAACGATGCCCGGCTTCCACGCCTCGCGCCGGTCCGCCAGCCGCTGCCAGTCCGGCGCCTCGCCGGTCTCGACCCAGGTTTCGCCAAGGATCGTGTTGCGGAAGGCCTTGATCGCCTCGTCCGACCCCTGTGCCGCGTCCCATACCCGCACGATCCGCTCCCAGCTCAGCCAGCCGATCGGCGAGTAGAGCGCCGAGAGGTGATACCCGACCGTGGTCGGATCGGCGGCCGTTGCAGTCGCGCGCCATTCGCCGCCCTCCAGCATCGCCGTCTTGTGGTGTTCCGCGATTGCCGCGTCGCAGCACTCGCAGTGATACTCCGCCGTCTCCGGCCGCCCCTTCTGCCAGCGCAGCCGGTCGAACTTCAGCCATTGCATCGCCCCGCAATGCGGGCACGGCACGAAGAACCGGCGCTGGTCGGACGCCTCGAACTCCCGCTCGATCCGGCTCAGCCCCCGGATGGTGGGCGTCGAGACCAGGAGGACCTTGCGCCGATGCGCGAAGGTCAGCGACCGGGCCTCGGCCAGCGTGACCGGGTCGCCTTCCTCGTCGGC